CAGGCGGATTGCCAATTGACCGACGTACAGCCCGAGCTTGCCAATCAGGAAACGTATGAGCGGATTGGCTTCCTTGAGACCACGCTTGATGCCGTAGGTTGTGGTGTAGGCGTCGGCGGCTTGGAGGGCGAGGAAGAGGATTAGCAGGGCGTAGGTCATGACAAGACCTCTTAGCTGATTGGCAACGTGAAAAGCACGCACCAGTTGTGCATCGGCTTGCCTAGATAGACCATTGAAGCGCCTTGGCTATCCCGCAGGTTCCCGCTACCCCCCAGACTTCGCACAGGCTCAGGCTGTGCCGATTGCGCGTAGGTGATGTAGCCACCTGACGGAATCGGCGATGCCGTGGTGATCTTCACCTTATCGGCATCGACCAGCGTAACGCCCGTGATCGAAATAGGCGTGCCGCCCGAGTTGAAAGCCGCAAATCCATAGTTCGTCTGCGCTGGTAGAAGCGTCGTGTCGAGCGCCAGCGGACCCACTGGGACGTGCATGGAAATCGTGACATCCGAGCCTGCCTGCGCGTAAGACAGCGGGCGAACCGGTGACCAGTCTTCACCATCGACCAGCACTTTTTTATAGACAATCGCCATATAGCCGCCAAGCTGCTTAGAACTGGCGGCGATTAGGTGACGGCCATCCACGTCGAAATCAAAGTGGTACAGCGGCGTCGACATATAAATCAGTGAGTGCTCTATCGAAGCATCCAACTGCGCCAGCGCCACGTTCGGCAGAGCGTTTGACATGACCTGCGACGTAATGAGAATTACGTCTTCTGCCTGCCCTGCGGCAGCCTTTCCCATGTGGTTATAGGCGGATGCCAGATCGCACAGCACCGTCTTGTAATCCGCCCGCGACATTGCATTGTCCGCTTCACCCTGCACCCACCCCACCGCACGGAAGCGGAAAGAACGCCCCTGCCCTGCGGCAATCGTTTTTGCTGCGGCCACTTGCGAGATCGCCGCGTTGAATGTCACCTCCCCTTTTCTCAACACGAGAATTGACGCCGACCCTTGGCCATTGTTACACCCGAGCATCTGGTAACCAGCAGCCCCGGACATACCAGAAATCAGGGATTTCAAATACCCGATCTGACCATACATCGGCGTTTCGAGGTTTGTGGTCACATTCACTGCCGGTACATAGGCGGTCGGGTTGCTTTCCCTGAGCGTGAACATTACGTTGTCGTATTCCTGCGCCGTTGTCACGGGAGCACCGATACCCCCTTCAGCAAGCGATTGCCCGGAAATCTGGAACATATTGAGGTCGGCGGTAAGTCCCGCTTGGTAGCGTGGAACTCCAGCAGCACACCAAGCGCGGACCTGCGCAAGTTCTTCCGGCGTGAGTTCCCGGTTAATTAGCACCTGCCGGTAACGCTCGCCGATGAACGGATAATTTCCGGAAAAGTAAGTTCCGATTCGCACCGTAACCGGGCTTAGTGTTTCTCCCCAGTTTCTTCCTGCAACAAAATAATTCGGAGGAGAAAGCACTCCATCGATGCTAACCTTGATAGCTTCATCTTGCGGAATTGGCACCGTGTCGTAGCTGTAGTCGATTACATGATGGTTGAAGTTGTCGATTGGCTCGGACAGTGATGTAGCGTTCTTTAGCGAACATTCAAGCCGCAAGTTTGCCACAATTTTCCCAACATAGGTATTGTTTCCAAGCGCCGTCGAGTACGCCTCCATTATCGCGTAACCGTAGGTTTGCTTGACCGTTCGCAGAGACACGACGTTCGTTATCTTGGTGCTTGATCCCCAGTTGATTGACCCGCTAATCAGCCCATCATCTACCCCGTCGAATGCAGCGCCTTTGACGTACATTGGCCGCAGCCCAGCCGTTGATTGCGTGATGTGATTACCCTGCCCAGACAGGTCATTGACCCGGCCAATAGGACCGCCGACCACAATAGGCGTCGCAGCGGCTGCATCTTGGAAAATAGCCGATTCGGCGGTGTAGTCCCACACCGCGCCCTTTTCACCGTTTGCAAAAAGTGTTGCCGGGTCAAATCCAGAAGAAAACACCTGCTGACTCCCCACATAAGCCGCGACGACTTCCTGAATCCCGACGTACCGCTTGACGACCTCTTGGCCGTTAATGAAGATCGGCGGCATGGTCAGGCTGCCACGATGTTGTATTGGGTATTGGTATCCTTGACCGAGATGGCGTCGTATTCCGCCTGCGTGCCGACCCACAGGGTTTTTATAACCAATCCAGAAACAGAATTTACATTTGAAAAAGGAATAATCCTCTCTTCACCATCGACGGAATCTTTGATTCCTACAAGTTCATTGCTTGCAGTATCGCGTAACCATTGCTGACCGGCATCAAGTGTATAAGACATGTGATTCTCCTAAATTCAGTTGCTTGACTCTGCGTCCTGTTCTTTCACCCATTCCTGAAGCGTTACCAGCATCAAGGTTGTTTCTGCGGCGTCTGCTGCAAGAGGTAGGCAGTCGGAGGGGATTGCATCAAGACTTCGGGGGCTTTCGGAAATGGCGGGCACGGTGACGCCAACGGAACTAGCTGCGTATTGCTTGCGCAACCGCTGATAGTCAGCACGCAGACGATCAAGATTCTTTGCATATTCATGGCTCATTTCCTCAGTGATCTTCTTCCCGTAAGCGATGATTTCAGCAGTACGTCGCACCTGCTTTTCGCCTTCGATGCGCACCTGTTCGGCGAATAGACTTAGCTTTTCTTCGGCGACGATGGCGCGGCGCTCATTCCGCTCAGCTGCGGCGTCGGCAAAGAACCAGCAGACGCCCATGAACAGATTGGTGAAGACGAGGAAGGCGATGGCATATAGAGATAACGGATTCATGCCAAACATAGCGCACGCTCCTTCTGCCGGCGATTAGTCAGGCCGCGCCAGACTACTCCATTCACTTTGTTCCACATCAGCATGGCATCGCATCCGCCTTGCACGTCGCCAGCATTCAGTTTTCTGACGACGGTCGATTTACAGAACGCCGAGATTCCGATGTTGTACGAAAGAGATACCAGAGCAGCGCGGCGCGTGTCAGGAAGTTCAGCAGAAACGCATGAATTGACGCCTTCATTGAACTCAACCAGGCGAGCAGCCAGCTTTTCATCGCACTGTTCTTTCGTGTAGGTCTTTCCCCATTCGGCGCCCTTTGTTTCGCCGTAGCAATACGTCGGCACGCCTCCTACATCGGGATAGGTCGAAGTAACCAAGCCCTCGGCAGCAGCGACCAGTGCCGTAGCAATGGCAATTGCTCCGGCGCCTTTGGCGACCTTACTTCGCGTCGATTGCATTTTCTTCTACCGGCGCCGCTTCGGTCTGAGCAAGCACGCGGGCGACCAATGCGCCCGCTGTCACCAATCCGGCCAATGACGCAAAGACGCCTGGCGGCAATGATTCGGCGATAGCCGGCTGAAGGATTGATACCGCCGCTTCGCATCCTGAAAGCAGCGCAGCCAGTACCATGAACTTGACCGACCACGCCTTGCGGATGATCTGTTGCCAATCGGGTAGTAGCGTCATTTCACCACCTCCAGCCAGACGGCGTTTCCGGCGCCTTCGGCGACTTCAAGTAAGGCGAGAAGCCTGCCGAGAGAATTTTGTGATGGAACGATGCCATTCTTGCCACGTACTCCACCCAAAACGAGGTCGCAGCCACGACAAGCGCCAATCCATCCGAGGTCATAGGCATGACAGAGAACTTTTCCATGAACATGCGAGAATTGTGTTGCTGCCTCAAATCGTCCATTTGGTAGATCATCGCGTCCATTGCCAGCCTCGCAGTAACAGAGAAACATGTTGTCGGCGTACAGGGCGCCGTCCTTCACGGAGATCTTCATAGCTTTATGTGATCTTTCGCCCAGGCCAAAGCCGCCCAGATCATCCCAATCAACGAACAGAGCCAAATCACAAGGCGACCAATGATCTTCGAGCCATTCAGGACGGCAATCAGTTCGTCGATAGAGGGTTTCACCTCGGCCTCCATCAAAATATGTGTGTCGAGTTTTTCCCGTAGAGAAAACTGGCTTCCCTTGATGCACTCAAGCGCATCATCCTGCTTGTTCAGCCTTTGAAGAATGATCCCGACGAGTTCGTTGTCGCTCATTGCGCACTCTGCACACCGATTTCCAGACCATTTTCATCGCGGACAATGTATTGTGGCGCTGATAGGGCAGACGCCATACCCTGAATTCCATTCATGATCTGGCGCAGCATGTCCATGTTCGGATCAATCGCGCCGGCCTGATCTACCTTTGTTGAGTCGTCGGAATTCGGCGCTCCAGAGAACTTGGACGACAGGATTCCAGCCGCCAATTCCATCAGCTTTGTTTCCTTTTCGGCCTCGATCTCTGCCGCCTTGATGCGCTCGGCGCTGGTGATCTGCATCTGTTCAAGTTCGCGTTTCTGCTGATACTCGATAGCTGCTTTTTGTTTTTCCAGTTCCGTTTCAGCCATGAACTTCTGCTGATCGGCCTGAAGTTCGATCTGCTTGGCCTGCATCTGGCCCTGCTGCTTGACCTGCTCCACTTCTAACAAAGGATTGGATGGCGGCTGCTGTGGTTGCTGCTGTTCGCTCGGGTCAGTAAAGAACTCGTTGCCATCAGAGAATCCTGCGTTCTCGGCCAGGCGCTTAGCAGCCGCATATATGTTCTTCGGCGTCGAAACGCCAATCGCCAGGGCTTCGCGCTGCACCTGGAGAATCGACATGAGGTGCTGCAACTGCATATCCTTGTTGCCCGTTCCCAAGCCGACCGCGATAGTCATGTCGGTACGGGTTTGCCACTGGCGTGGATCAACCGGAATCCACTTATTGTTCAGGCGGAAAATCGTCGCCTTGTCGGAATGCTTCTTCAGCAGTTCGTGCGTCAGTTGGAACAGCCGCTTGACGCCAGATTCAGCAAAGATGCGCGCCACCAGTTCCATGCGCTGCTGCGCCGCCGACATGATCTGATTTATGCCAGTCGCCGTCTTGTTCAGCGAATTTGCATCAAGCCCTTGGTTGTACTTAGTGATCCCGGTACGATTTTCTTTCTGCGTATCAAGATAGCTCAGACCTTCGATAGCAGAAGCGCCGGTATTGGGATGGACCAGCGGCATGATGGCCGACATGGGATCGCCCTGCACGCGAACGATGCCACCCGGACGCGATACCAGCATGTCGTCAAGATTCACGCGGTCAGATATGGCATAGCGGCCATTGTTCGCCAGATACAAGCCATCAAGATACTGACGCATGACCGTAGAACGGATTAGCTGCACGTCCTGAACCAAGTCAGCCAGCGACAGCCCGACATGCCTATGGGGCATTGGCAGCGGGCATAGCGCCGCGTAATAGACGTTCTCGGCTTTGCCGGAGTAGATGATTTCTGAACCGACGATGTAATAACGCATCAGTTCGGCTATGCCGTCACCATCGGCATCAATGCGCATTGTTACATCGCGGAACCACACCATGCGGGTAGAAGGGTCTGCACCTTCATAACCTTGATCGTCCTCGTCGTATTGATTGCGGGAAGAAGAAATTCCGTCATCGTTCGAGGACTCGTCCCAATCGCCAATCTCATCCGATACATCGAAACCCATCAGGCGAATATCAGAGATCGTCTTGCGCGTCCGATGCTCGATATAGTTTGCAACAGAAAGATCAACCTTGCGACAGGCCATATCAACCAGGATTTCTTCTGGCGGCACCGGGTCAATGCAAACCCGGCCAGTCTTGGTTACACGCTTTACGGTGACGTTGTAACCAAGCTCAGACTCTTCGGCGGCAACAATCTCAACGCCCTGATCCTGCGACAACATCGTCAGTTCTTCCACTGACAGATTATGATAGTTGTCTTCAGTTACGTCTTCAGAGGTGTCCCAATAGACCTTGACGTACCCTGTTTTCATCATCAGTGCATCTTTCATCCACGTGTACATGGACATGAAAGAGTCATTCTGCTGCATGACTACGTGATTTACGTAAGACGTTTCCTGTTCGGCGGCATCAACGTCTTCAGCGCCTTTGGGCGTGAATTCGACCGCCTTGTCGCCAGCCGTGAATATCTTCAGCAGGCTCGGCAACATCCATTCGATTGTTTCCAGCGTGTCGCGGGTAACTACTTGAGATCGCCCATCTATCTCATTGCCGAACGGCTTACCAAGATAGTAATTGAGCGCCTGTTCGCGCTCTGCATTCAGCGTGCCGGATAAATAGCCGTAAGACTCTTTCGCCTTGGCTTCGATTGCGGCAAGAATCTCGGAATCGGACAATCCACGCGAATTGCGTTTATTGCCTGTTGATTCTTGGCCTTCCTCTAGGTCTGGATTCATTCGCCGCCTTCGTCAGAACCGTTTCCGGTTTCGGGATGCCCTCACGAACATTGCCCACTGCATTTTCCAATTCAGAAACTCGCCGCTGCAAGTCCCTGATTAATTCTAATACCTGATGCCCGTTCATATTATACCGTTTTATTTATTCAAGATTATAAGTCAAACGATTCCATTATTCGCGTAGTTAATCGGCTTCCATTGCTCATTGCTCATTGAATCAGCAGCAACGCACATATAACGAAACACATCTGCGCCGTGCGAATATTCATCATGCAGCGGCGGCCCCGGCTCATTGGTTTGCGCGTTGATCTGGCGCCTATACCGTTTCAGGCAATCGATTAACCGTGTCGTGCCTGGCTTGTGGAAATAAACCTGATTGAACGACATGCGCGCCGCCTTTATTCCGTTCTCCAAACCGATCTGCGGAATGATCTCAACCGACCATCCCATCTTCTGCATGATCTCCTGCGAACTCTTGCCGGTCTTGAAGTCTCGCGTTGCGCCATCATGCGGCAGAAACAGTTTCCCATAGTTAAGATTCTTGTTTCTCAGCATGGACGAATAGAAATCGAGCGTCTTGTGATCGTCCTCGATATATTCAATCACCCGCAACTCGGAACGGACCTTCTGGCACAGGATGATTGCCATTGAATCATTCCATCCAAGGTCGAATACCGCATGGACCTTCAGCAATGGGTCATAGGGAACGTTACAGATGTTGCCTGATACCTGCGCCTTGCCGATTTCATCAGCGTAGATAGCGCCATCCACAGCGGCCTTGCACTTGCCTTCCCAAATCCATTGATAATCCTCTGGATTTGTTTCCTGGCAATGGATGCGCTCTTTCTCCAACACATCGGGAAACCACGGATTGTCGGAGTAATTGACCGATACCGAATAACAGTCAGGCGGTGCGTTCTCAACGTAACGCTTCCATACTTCGTCCGTGTCTAGTTCAGGGTTGAACGATACCCATATCTCTGAATCAGGCTTGCGGATGGTCGGCACGAGAATATCCAGTGACTTCTTGGAGACAGTCTGCGCCTCCTCGATCCATACGCGGTCAATGCCTTCATAGCTCTTGATGCTTTCTACCGTGTGATTGGCGAGACCAGCGAAGACGAACAGCGAACCATTCTTGCCGCGAATCTCTGTCTCTGTGGAATCGAAGAACGCGCCCAATCCAATTGCCTGTATCTGGTCATCAAGCAGGCGCTTTACGGATTCCTTGATTGATTTCTGCACCTCGCGTGTACAAAGAACGCGGGTTGTCTTTGAGAACGCCTGAAGCAATAGCGCCTTGGCGAATGACCAGGACTTACCCGAGCCTCGCCCACCGTAGGCAACCTTGTAACGATAGGGCGTGAATAGGAATGTCAGCTTGTCCGGTATCTGGACAACGAGGTCAGACATTCTTGGGCGCTACACCTTGGACGATGATCTGCTTAAATTCACCAGTCGCATGAATGTTCGTATCGTTCTCTGTAACCGTTGGAGCGTTGCTCATGACCTTGTTCAACAGGAACTTGGCGGCATCTATGCGGGAATTTGAAACATCGTTGTCATCAAGTGCATGATCTTGCAACATTTTAATAAGCAAGGTCGTCTTGATTTTCTCCTTCATGTTTTCAATCTTTACAGGATGGAGAGGTTTCTTTCTTGCTGCCATGTTGCGAATTCCTCACGGATTGTTCGTGTCATTTAATTAACGCTGCTGCTGCTTTCAATTCCAGTCGTGCGGCTTGCACGATAGGCAATGCCAGATCAATCTGGGTATTCAGGTCGGCAATCTGCGCTTGGTAATCGGCCTTCTTATCCTTGATCGATTGAAGCTTATTCTCCAATTCACTCAGATTGGTAGCAAGCCGAATAACTTCCTTGATCTCTGCGCTGATTGCCATTTTTAATATCCAGTGTTTTGTTTATTCTAACCCATCATTTGAATCAATGGTATTTGGAATAAATCACTTGTTTCTATTTCGTTGTGACTGATTCCGTTAATCCACAGCCCCATAGATTTCAGGTATTCGCTATCGGTTGTCCGTTGGCATCCGTCGCACTTGCGGTCAATTGCCCGGCGGTCGTATCGGCATAGGCGGGTTATGGTGTATTGCTGGCATCCGTAGGTCATGATTATTTGTTACCTCGGGTAAATCCATGCCGGGTCTGTAGAAAATTGAATCATTGCGATCTTTGATTTTCCACCGTCTATTTTTTCTTTTAGCTTCTCTGCTGCGTCACATAATTTGTTATAAGCCTCTACGGTTCCAACCTGCGTTTCCATTGAGCTTATTGCAAGCTCTAGTCCATAATCACATGGTCGCTTTATCTTGGCTGGAACATGTCGAATAGTTGATTGTTTTGTTTCAAGTTGATGTATTTCGGCCATCTCAAAATCCCTTCGCGTAATACTTTGCAAACTTGTCGCGGCACTTGCCGCACATTTCATCTACCAGCCGTGAAAAGTAGTCGCCACAACCACTGCACTCGCCAGCCGAACCAACCGGAATCTCAGCAGCTTTCCGCATGGCTTCTTTTACGTGGTCATCAATGACGGACTCGATAAAATAGGTGGCGCGATCTGCTTCATCGCCGTTATTTGGTTCGCGGTCAATTTCCACGCTTAGACCTCATTGGTGCCTTCGACACCACGTTTTTGACGAATTGCCGTCCGATGGTTAAGCCAATGCATAGCCTCTTCAAGCTTTGTAATAGCCAGTGCGTTTTCACGGCACGCATATGCTCCAGACTGAAAGCATTGCAGCCTGTGAATCACGATGGCTATCAAATCTTCTTGGTGGCATCCATTTACTCCGTGCTCTCCAATAGGACCGTTATGGAATCGCACCACTCCAAATTCTCCGACATGGGTATCTGCAACACCCGAAGTCATCGGCGCACGCGAAATACAGTATTCATGGAATGCTGCGCCAATACCCTGCTCATCCATTGCAAATACCTCTGTAAAACGACTGCTGCCAATTTCAATTTTTTCCATTTTGTTGCTCCTTTAGTTTTTGCCTGTATTCGGCCTTGATGGCTTTCAATTCTTCAATCGTCCATTTGCGCGGCGTGTTGTCTGCTTCCAATGCTTCCACCCGGGCGAGTCCAATCCTGGCAATCAGTCCTATGCGGTAATCAACGGCATTGCCTGACCCGTAGCGGTTATCCTGTTTGGACTGGGCATGGCAGTTGTCTTCATTGAAACGAAGGTGCGGCGCGCTCCCCCTTGACCGATAATGACCGGCATCCACGTTGTTTCCTGACCAGTCCAGCGGCCTGCCGGATGAAATGCAGTTATGCCCGGCCAGTTGATCCCTAGTCCTGATGAAAGCGTTAAACACGGCCTGGGCTTCTTTGATCCACTCGCCGCGAGTTTTCAGTTTCAGTTTCAGAATCTTACGGCTGACGACTTCGGCGACGCGCTCCGCCTTCTCCCGGCGATTCTTGGAGCGTTCGGCCATGATGATTCCGAGCTTTACCTCGCAATCGAATGAGCAGACGTTTTGCAGTGCTTTGCCGGGCTGAAAAAGTGATTTGCATATTCTGCAAGCACGCGGTTTCTTTGGCAGGCTC